GCCGCATCCACCGCCGCCTGAATCGTGTCATAATCCCCGCCCGACTTCGCAACAGTTATTAAATTGCCACGCCGATTCTTCCGCAAATAAAAATCAGTCCCAACCCCAGACCAAACCAAAGAGTCGGAGGTGTTCCCATCCGCATAATTCTTGACATTGACCCGCTCTTTAATGTCTTGCTCCCCAAAAACCGAATAAACATTGTCAGTGCCGTCATTCAACCGCACTGTCTTGCCTATAAGCGTTTGCCCAAAAGCGCGCCCGCCCACGCCCCCAAGAGCAAGCCAAACCACCGCCACAAAATTCAAAACTGCCCAAATATATTTCGCCGTTTTATTTCCCATCTAAAACTCTCCTTGTCCAAACCCAGCCATTTATCGCCCCATGACCGCCGACCGCCTTAAAATGCACAAATAACGCCTCCGATGCCGTGTTGACCGTAAATGACCCATACTTGGAATTGCGCCTGTCAGTCTCCGCACCTGTTGCCGTCAGCGTGCAATCAATATAATTAGCCCCGCCTGTTAAATACTTTTTATTGGATACCCTTATCGTGGTCGAGCCGGTAATTATCCCCGACCCGCTGTAAAATCCAGCACAAAGCGAAACCCCCATAACCGTTATTTTTCCAGCACCGCCCGCCGCAAAAGCCCCGCCACTTTCCTGCGCACCAACTGGTATTACAAGGTAATAATCCCCGCTCTCTGTTGCGGGCTGGTCTATGCCCCCTTGTAAATAAAAATGATATGGGCAAAGCATATTATCAACTGGCACAGCTTCAGGGTTGCCATCAGAGCGTATCCCCACCAGCGAAACAATGCCTGTGAAATCCTCCATCGCTGAAAGATTATCCCCATCCAAAGTCGCAACATAAGATGCAGGCAAAACTTCCGCAAAATCTATTCCGCCGCCATCTTTTCCTGTTAGGGTTCGATAAATCGCCATTTATTCCCCCGCCTTTTCCCCTTCGTCTTCTTCAACCTCCACAGCCGCCGCCGATTCAGCCGCAACCTCACGCTTGCGAACCACGCGCACAATGCCGCGAACTTTCATCTTAATCAAACTCGCTATTAGCCCGCCAACATCCGCCGCAACACCCACATTGACACGATAAACCTCAACCATATCGCCCCGCGCATAAAGCAAGCGCGCCAACTCCAAATGCGCCCCAGAGCCTATCTCGCCGCACAACAAAACGGCAACACCGCCGGATTCATTATCCTGAACGCGCGCGAAGTCAATAATGCCCCCCTCCGCCTTGAACTCCGCCGGCGGAGGGAGGTTATCGTGTTCCCCATCCCATGTTGCGATTGCAAGGGCTTCCTTTGGGGCTGCATTAGAGTAGTATCTTATCGTTTTCATAAATTACCCCTTAAAAGGTTTGTTCATCATCAACTTGCTTTTTGTTCCAGCGTCAAAGACGTAACGGAAACGGTATCGCCCGCGCCAATGACAAGAGATGTAAAAATAAAATCGCCGCCGCCGCCCTGCCCCGTGCATGTGCATGTTATTACAGTATTATGCGATGAGTCCCTCAAAAGCCCCGTTGCAACAGTCCCCGCAAGCGCACTTGTATCATCCGCTATTGCATTCGCCGTTGCCTTGCCGTTTGACGCAGCACTAAAAGCCGTTGCCCCAAAAGTGCATATCGCTATCTCGTTCCCGCCCGATGTTTGAAACTTTATATCCCCATTATTCAAAAGCGCGGTAACCGAATTAACCGACGTATTACGCGCCGTAGTTGACAAAGTAGCCATATCCTAAACCTCCTCTCAAAGATTCTCAATCAAGATTAAATCGCCGACCTTTACGTCAGCCTCCGCAGGCAATGACAAAGACATGCGCGAGTCGTGAATTATTGGGTCGCATTTGATTTGACTAAACTTTGAATATTCCAAGTCTTCATCACTCCCGCCCTGACCATCGGGCAGGCGCACCGGGCGAGAACGCTTCACCGTAACACGGTTTAGGTTATGTTCAAGCATCGGTGCGCCAAATGCCCGGAAATACTCTTCCGTTGTCGGGTTAGAGTAATTGGTCATCTCGCATTTTCCTCCTTATCACCTGATAAAGATGTAATACATTTTCAGCCGCTTGCCCGGATTTTGGTCTACCTTGCCGATAAACGAGCCTGTTCCGGGCGTTGCATACCACCACGTTGCGCTTCCGGGAGTTATTGCAGGCGCAATTATTACTGTCGAGTTTGCCGTGCATCCAGTGAGCGTAACGGTCGTGCCTGTTGTTCCTGTATCAATGAAAAACGTTCCAACGTTGACCTGCGTTATTGTCGTGCCGTTGTCGGTTAACTTGACCCCGCCATTTAGTTTTGCGCCAAGCCCAAAAGATGTCGAGTTGGCAAATGTAACGCCATTGTTGAACGTTGTCGCGCCATTGACCGTTGTTGCCCCGTTGATGGTATTTGTTCCGCTTAGCTTTGTCGCTCCTGAAAGATTTGCCGCGCCAGTAACGTTTGTAGTGCCAATAAAGGTTGTTGTGCCGTCATAGCTAACATGGGCTGTATAATTCACATTGTTAATGAACTTCGTATTTTCGCGCACAATCTGCCAAAACTCGTCTGCCCCTGTTGCCACTATCGTTATCGCACACGCCAAAATAAGCGCGCCCGCGATAAGGAGAGTTTTGTTTCGTTTATTCATTTTCTAAACCCTCCATTAATTAAGTTGTAATGTTGGAAAGCAGATGCCCACATTCCTTGTAAAGCACCTTCTCCTGAACGTCATGGCGCACACGAATTATTTTCGCGCGAACTGTCGGGTCAATATATTCCTCCACAGTCCCGCCGATTTCTGAACCGTCTTCCGACCAGTGAATTGTGCGCCCAATGCAAGGCTCTGAAATGTCATTCGTTGTTGCAACACGCGCAACCATCGCATATTCGTCATCCCAGATGTCCGCAATCGTGGCGTCCTGCCCCTCTAATGCCGAGTCATAAGACCCGCCAGCAACAATTATTTTGGGCAAGTCAAAAACCGCCGAAAGCATGCCAACCGTTATATCAGACGCCTTTGAAGGATTGCCCGCGCCCTCTGAACGAATCGCATCCATAATTTGGTCGCACAGCCGCAGATTGCGGAAAACCTTACGGTTGATTATCAAAGCATTCGCCCAAAGCCCGCTGTTGGAATAAATTTTGCGCACAGCATTCTCGACATCGTAAATCGGCGTTGCATTCGTATAGTCATCCCATTCATTCGTTATGGATGTCGTCAAGCTGCCGCCCGTCCACGTGGTTGAATTAAATATGAGAGCCGCAGCCCGCATCTCCGCACGCCGTAAAATAATTGAACGGCATCGCTGCGCCGAAATCAACTCCATGTCGAAGTAGTTTTTATACATTGCGCTGTTGCGCGCATCAACAGGCTCTTCAATACCATATTCTTGCGTTGAATAAAACTCTTCGCGGAATGTAAAGCCCGTGCGGTTGTAACCGCCGCTCGATGCCCTCGTTACCTCTGGGACTTTAAGCAGCTGCTCAACAGGAATGACGCCAAACTTGCTCGCTTGCAGCTCCGCCTGAATGACAGGCAAAACTTCAAGGGCAATAAATCCGCCGTTCATGGCGTCAAGCGGATATTCAATCAGACTTCCGCCCAAATCTGGGCGAGTAACTGTAAGGGTCGAAGTTGGATAAGCCATTTATTTATCTCCTTTCATGGTTTCTTTTTAAGATTGTAATAGTATCGGTATTATTTCGATAATATCTCCGGTTTGTGATGCCGTTTCAAGCGCAATGCCCGCCAATTTGTCCGAGCCTGCGGTGTCATCGCATTTCCCGTTTGCCTTGCAATAAACCTTCGCTCCTGCGGTAACACCATCGGCGGCAACCACCTTAACCGTTCCTTGACTGTTTAATAGCCTTACGGCAACATGCCCATCTTTCGCGGCTGGCTCTAACGCAACGCCAATGGGATATTCTGTTGCCCCGGCTGTTGCAACAACGCCCACGCTTGAAAACTTCACAAACGTGTTCGCTGATATTGACCCGCCCGCTATGAAGGACTTCGTGCCTGTTTCAACATATTGACTCATAATTTTCTCCTTTCTTTATGATTGTGAAATAAAGGGCAAAACTTCGATAATATCACCGTCCGCCCCCGCCGCTTCAAGGGCATAGCCCACCGCTATTTCAGAGCTTGACGTGGTATCATCGCATTTGCCATCGTTTTTGCAATAAACTTTCGCGTTCGCCGAGATTGCGCCTGCGGCAATCATTTTCACAGTGCCATCGCAATTCAATAATTTGACCGCAACATGACCGTTCGCAGCCGCCGGCTCTAACGCAACACCAATAGGGGCATCATCCAACTCTGCCGTCTCAACCTTGCCCACCGCCGTAAGTTTGACAAGCGTGTTTGCAGCTATCGTTGCGCCCGCTATGAAGGACTTTGTGCTGGTTTCAACATACTGGCTCATATCATTACCTCCATTATCTCTTTTGATTATACGCTTCAAGATAAAGCGCGCGCAACTCTGGATTTTCGCGCGAAACGATACGAACCGCCTCGTATTTTTTACATTTGTTTTCGGCAATACAAGCCCTAATTGCCGCATTCCACTCGCGAACAGGGTCTCCAGAATTGTCAGCAGTCGGCTGAACCTTTGTTTCAAGCCCGCGCCCAGCAGGGGCTTTGGCTCTCGCCGCAATCTCGGCATCCAAGCGCGCTATATGCGCCCGCAAATCGGCGTTTTCTTTTTGCAAAGCATAAAATTGCGCCACTTGCCACGCGCTCACGGCATCCTCAACCGTTGCGCCCGCCTTTAACTGCGCCAACACAAATTCAGGGGATGCGCCCGCGCAACTGTTTTCAATCTCCGTAATTGTGGCAGGTGTTTTGGTGTCCGCTCGCGGCGTCTGCGGCTTTGTTGCCCCAGCATATTTTTCTTTAATCTCTTTTGGCGTGTTTTTGTATGCGTTCAAGATTTTTGACCACACTTTATTATTCGCCTTGCCGTCTTTTTTGTTTTCCTCTTCCTCTTCTTCCTCTTCGCTTTCTTCCTCTTTTTCTTTTTCCTCTTCCTCTTCGTCAGCGTCTTTCTTTTCCTCTTCTTTTTCCTCTTCTTTTTCTTTTTCGTCAGCCATATTTTTATCCTCCTTGTCTTTATCGTCTTCGCTCTCGTTCGCAAAGCCCATACTTTCCGCATCCGCTCCATTCATCCACGTCTCGGCGTCCATTATTGCTTTGATTTTTTCCGCGCCAAGCCCCGTCTTCCCACTGTAAATCGAAACGAGCTGCAAATCAATCGCTTCAAGCGTCTCCGCCATCTTCAAATGGTCTTCATCATTTCCATAAGTCAATGCAATTGCCCGATGCACCATCATCATCGAACCTTTTAACATCTTTATATGCGCCCCAGCCATCGCTATTACGGACGCCGCAGATGCCGCCAAACCCGAAACATAAACATTCACGCGCCCCGCCCAATGCGCCAACTCATTGTATATGGCAATCCCCTCAAAAACATCTCCGCCCGGGCTTGAAATATAAAGGTCAATCGCCTCGCCCGCCGGTATTTGGCGCAACTGCTCCGCAATATCGCTCGCCGTAAAGCCAAACTCGCCAATTGGCGCATAGATTTTTATTTCAGCCATTTTTAGGGATACCTCCATATAATTTCTACGCCACAAACTTTTCCGCCAGGATTATTGTAATATACGTTTAGTTTATCGGTCTTTTTCAAAATAACTGGGCGCGCGGGTCTAAATACATAATCTGAAAAACTGCCCGAAAAAGTCTCTTTTGCCAGCACGACATCCCAATAACTCCCGACCGAATCAATCTTTATTGTGATTGTTCCGCTGGATGCCGCATCGCCCAAATGAACGCGAACCTCATGGATTTCTTTTACTGCCTCTGCCGCAAGGTTGACGTCCAAAGCCTTCGAGGTCGTTGTTACAGATGACCAAATGCGCGCCTGCCCAGAAACAAGCGTGTCAATTGTATTTGTAGCCCCAAATCCAAGCGCGGCGCATAGACTAATCAGCGCGATTAAAATCATCCGCCCCGCGTTTTTTTTCATCCTCATCTTCCTCTCCTTTCTCTAATTTTTCAGCAGGTTGCCCTAAACTCGACTGCCCCATAAAAGCAACCTCTCGCCATGAAATATACTCACCTGCAAAATCGCTCAACTTCCGCGCGGCTTCAATCGCAAGCGCAATGTATTTTTCGCGGTCAGAAATTATCTCGCTCGCCACATCATCCCAATCTCGCCCATTCTCCGCATGAAGTCGGCGCGGCGAAGTCAATAAAGATTTTTGGCGCAACTCCTCAGCCCGCGCATCGTCAAGCGGCTGAATATAAGCCCAGCGGGGCGTGTTCCAACGATGATATTTCAGCTTGTCAGCCCGCCGCGCAATCGCCTTATCGTTCGCAACCCATACCCGCATCTTCCAATCAAAAACAGGCTCTAAAAATCGCCAAATAATCGTATTCTGCAAATCACGAAAACCCATTTTTGCCTGCTCAAATGCCCCGCGCCAACCGCTGAAATTCGTCTCGCTGGCGTCCATCAAAAGCATTACAAGAGGCATCCCCAAATTAACACCAACCAACTGCAACATGATTTTGAAATGCTCGAAAAACTCTGGATTTGGAACATTCGGCGAAAAACCCTCCAATTCCTCGCCCGGCAACCCGATAACCTCCATGCCCGGCGCAATGCCCTCTGTGAGGCGCGCTGAACCGTCCGCCAACATCTCCGCATCCTGCTCGCCATAAACCGCCGCATCGCCACCGCGAAAACTCAAATCACGCTTCCTGAAAATCGCAAAACAAGAAACAATCTGCTGTTGCACCAACTTCGCAAAGTTTATATCCTCCAACATGCCCAGCATATCGAATATGGGCGCAAAAGCCGACACCCCGCGCGTTTGCGATACCCGCTTTGGGTTGTAAATGTGGAATACCTGTTTGTAGCCGTTTTTATCATAAGCGGGAAACTTTCTTATCGAAGCCGCGCTCATTAGGGTCTTAAACGGAGAAATATCCTCAATTGTGAACCAATACTCTATCCGCCGCCGCCACTCATCTAATTTAATGCCATTTACCACATTTGGCTCTGGTTTTTCAAGCGAACGGCAACGATGCGCCTCAATCAATTGTATTTTGTTATCGCCGTCAAACATCGCAAATATATCGCCGTCCACAATCATCTGCCGCAAAATAAGCCGCTGCATCTGCATTAAGTTAAACTCGCCTGTGGCATCAATGATTTGCGGGTTGAAAGTCTCATCCTCCCAAAGCTGGTTCATCTCGGTATCAAAAACATTGTCTCCCGTTTGAAAATCAAGGCGTATGCCATCCTGAATGGCGTTCGACACGGCGCGGTCAACTGTTTGCGATACAATCACATCGTTCCTGTCCATATCGCGCGCATATTCCATTATCTTCAAAAAATCGGTTTCAGTGCGGTAATGATAATCCGCCGAGCCGCCTAACAACGGTAAGCCGCTCCGAGTGCGCCGAAACCGCGATGACCTCGCCGCAAGATAATCGTTTTTGATTTCTTGCATCACATGAGACACTGAAAAAAGTTTATCTTTATTTTGCTTCATTGATTGCGCCATGCCTTTTATCTGAAATTATTAAACGATAATACTTTCACCCTGCTATTAAACCCGCCAACCGACTGCTCAAAACTTTCAAGCCAAATCCGCGCGGCATCCATCTGCGCCTGAATGACACGAATATCATAAGTCATTTGCTCCGTTCCCGCCTGCGTGGTCGAGGTTACGGAAATTGGATATTGCAGCAACATTCGGCACGCCGTAATAAATACTCGCGCCTTTGCGGGGCTTTTATCCTCTTCATAAGATGCGTTATTGGCATACGCCGCTTTAACATCTGCAAGAGTTGAGGTCGAAGACAAACTTGACATAATTTTTGAACCTTTTGATACTACTTTATTTAAGATATATATCGCTTGCCGTTAAGACACGAGGTCAAGGTGTTCTTGCCCGCAATGAATAATAGTTTATGAAAACATGATTTCTACCATTCTACCATTCTACCATTCTACCATTTTAATATTTTATCAGGGCATAAAAAAAAAGACGGCAAGCATAACGCCTGTCGTCTTTTGTTGGGGGTGTTTGGGGAAAAAGGATAAAACCCAAAACCTCCATTATGAGGAGAAAGCGATAAAGCAATCAGCAAGCACGCGCGCTGTTGTCAAGTCTATTTTACAACTTTTTTATTCCCAGAGGTCTCCTGCTCCGCCCGCCCCGATACCTCGACCTGCTCCAATAGCCAGCGAATTGCCCCTTGCGCCGATTTTACAGCACGCCGCCGCTCATAAACAGCACCATTGTCTTCTAACGCCCGCGTTATCGCCTTCAACGTGCGCGCCTGCGTCAAGGATAATCGCCCGATGCCAAAGGTTCGCGGGACAAATGCGCCCGGCGCGGCATTCGTCAACGGCACATGGATTTTCACCAAACTCGCGCATGAAAAGCCAGACACCGCATCCTCCGCCTTTTCGTTTGCCCCTTTCTTGTTTAACTCAACATCGTGAGTAATTTTACTCATTTTTCAACTCCTATTCATAATAAAATAAGGTCTCCCGTCTGGAAGTGTAAAGCCACGCCCGCGCGGTTGCGATGAAACAACCCCTGAATAGGCTCGCGGCGCACGCGGCGGTTTCGGCGCAAGGCTCGTAAATTGCCCCACTGGACGCGCCACTATTCGCGCCCCGCAATAATGAGCCGCCGCACTCGCCATATAACATACGTCAAGCGCATGATTCGCCCTGCTCACCGTCTCCCATTTTGTTATTAGCCCCTTGCCGGGCGTGTATTCCTCAAATTTGCGCTCTGCCGTCAATTGCTTTGCAAATGATTTGTGCGCGTTCCTATCGGGCGAGAAATAAAGCGTCATCGCCGCGCCAGTGCCAATCTCTGTTGAAAATCGCGCATGAACAAACGATTTCCAATAATCAGAATTGACCTCAACCAATAAAACGCCCTGCGCCGGTATCAAGGCAAAATGATATTCATCCCCAATTACCTTAACGATGCTCCCTGTCGTTTTTGGGCGATTATACCACCTTGAAATATCCATGTTTGTGCCATAACCCTTACACGGACGCCACACTTGCCCGCCTTCGCGCTCGCGGCAAAACTCATAAACCACTTGGGCAGACTCAGTAAAGCCCGAATCAACCCAGCCCTGCGATACTTTAATTGGATGCGAATAGCCCTGCCCGTCAATCTTCCAACCCACAGAAACCGCATCGGCAAACTCGCGCAAGGCAATCATAGTCGCCCGCTCAATGCCCAGCGAATCGGATGCAATCTCAAAAGTGCCGTAATCAACCACATGACCGTTATATTCCGCATCCCACGCAATCGCCGCCCACGTGGCAAACCGCTTGCCCAAATCAACCCCAATCGTTAGCCATTTTGACCCGCGCGGCGCAATACCTCTCGGCAGGTTGCTCATGCGCTGTTCAATTAAGGCAGAGTTCAAATGATGAATGCTTTGGATGTCGGGCTTGTAGGGCTGCGCCCACGAAAATTGAAGCATCCGCTTCTCGGCATTTTCTTCATTATCCTCATATTTCGCTTTCCACTCCTTTTGCCCCAAAAGCGAGGCGGGGACAAACATATTATTCCCAGCATTCCAGCGCAAAGAAAAGGTATCCACATGCTCCCAGCCCTCCCGATGTTCCAGCACTGCATCCAAATTCGCCTGATAACGCTCTTCCTCCGACAACGAATGAGCGCACAGCGGGCAAGCAAAATAAGCCTTTTCCTTTGCCTCTCGCGGCGATTTGGCATCCTGCCATCCGACCAGATTTTCACGCTCCAAAGCCATTCGCCCACCGCAATGCGGGCAAAGCAACATTATCTTGCTATTAGTCCCTGCGTTTAACTCTTGCCATATCCGCCCCTTTTCAAGCGATGCGGTGCATTCCATATAAATCCGCTTTCGCTCGCCAAAAGACTCCGTTCGCGCCTCAATCTGGTCAACGGGGCTTGCCTCACGGCTTGCATCACTCGCCTCATCATATCCATCAACTTCTGTGAACACGCAAACTCGGCTTGTATAGCCCGACCTGTTTTTATCGTCTCCGCCCGCGCTCATAAACCGCAAAGTAGCCCCATTTTCAAAACTTATCGCCTCAACCTTGCCCCCTCGACTGCCCGCGCCTGTTTTGGGTATCAACGCCCCATATCTGGACGCCCGAATGGCAGGGTAAATGCTCTTCTCCCATTTGTCCTTTGCCATTGACATATCAGGCACGCCAAAAATCACATCTTCCCCAATCTCAAATAAATGATAAAGGCATGGTATCACGCAACCCACCAGCGTTTTACCGCTCTGTGTCCCGCCCACCGCAACAAAGCGATTCCAACGCCCACTATCAATGGCATCTAAAAATAACCGCGCAAATGGCTGATAATGCGCCTTGAACCGTTCGCCCCGATAAACCCCTGTGGGCAAAACAATCTCATCGCATGCGAACTTTAACATCGTCCGCAACACCCTCGAACGACTGTTCCGCGTCAGCCAAATCGCCTCCCGCAATACTGGACTCTTGCGCCTCAATAAAACCCTCCAATTCGCGCTCAAACTCAATGAGCGTATCATTTAACATAACTTGCGCATCCGCCCCATACTTCAACCCCAAACGCTCGCCCACGCCACGCAACAACTGCGCCATTCGCACATGAACCGCATGAATCGCTGGCACTGAAACCAATCGCCCCTCTTTCTGCGCCAAATCCAATTCCTTTAATTGCCCCATGATGCGCACATACTTTATTTTCGGGTCTTCCTCATCTATCGCCCCTTTTAATTTTTTCTCCCGCCACTTTATCACAGCAGGCAAATCATAAGACCCAGACTCCAAACGCGGGCAACCGGAATCAATCCACCTCGACAACCCAGAGCGCGTAATGCCAAAAATTTTTTGTAGTATCCGCGAAGGCACAGCGAAAATATTCGCAACAGAAATTTGCCCCTCCAAATTTTCCCAATTCTTCTTTACTCTCATGCGCCAATCAATCCAACGCGCCGCGCCACACTGTCAAGGTGAATTCCATACCATTTTACCATTTGAATATTCTACCATTCTATCATTCTACCAATAGTAGTTGACGCCAGCCCAAAATCGCTGGGGCGAAAAAATGTCGAAAAGTCGCGCGCCCTGCATTTTTATTGCCGGAAAGAACCTAAACGGTTGTTCGCGTGTAAAGAAAATGTGTAAGCGATTACACGTTTGTGCAATGTTTTACACACGCCTAGATTGTGAAATGTTTCACTAACTCGGGCTTTTTCGGTTTGTTGATTGCTTAAACCAACCATCTGGCTCATGCCCCATGATATGCTTTTTTTATGGGGAAATATCAAGCCGATTTTTGACGCGCAAGGCGGACAATCGTATGCCGGCACAGCCGCCGCCATTTGATTTTAACCCCACACCCCCACCCCACCCATAGACTCACATGCCGCCGACGAATGCTTTGCGCTGATACGCCTACCACCCCCATCCCCATTGCATAGATACAAATACAAACATATAAAAGTAAGGCAAACGCAAACGCGCAAACATAGACGAATTTTTTTCGCTTTTTTTTCGCCCCCGATTTAATCCTTATTTCATCTTTTTTGAAAATCGCCGGAAATTACGCCAAAAATATTTTTATTTTTTTTTATCATATCACCATATATGGTTGATTTATGTAGGTTTACGAGATAAAAAAAATGAGAAAAAAATGAG